GGGCATGGCAAAGTCCACGCTCGCTGCCACGCTGAACGAGTGGATATGGTTGATCGGCGGCACTGGTTTCACGGTGCTTCAGATCAATGATGTGCTTGACATTCTGTATTGTCAGGCCATCCTCGCAACACTCGATCCGCTGGTTTAACCTCAACGTCTTAACCTCTCGATTCGAGAGGTTAGGGACAGGAGTTAGGACATGCTCGTAAGAGGTGCCTTTAATCACCTCCTGCGACCGGGACTTCGCCGGGATTTCCGCGATTCCTATGAGCAGTTTGCCGAGGAGTATTCGATGCTCCTGCGGGTGGGCACTCAGGATCGTGCCGAAGTCGAGGCGGTGAACCTCGCAGGACTCCCACGCATGGTTCCGAGGGGCGAGGCCGAGCCGGTCACGTACATCGATCCAGTGCAGGGAGATAAGGTCATCTATGTGGACACCGAGTTTGCGCTTGGTTTCCAGATCAGTCAGCGACTGATCGAAGATGATCTCTACAGCCGTGCGAACCAGAATGCCAAGTGGCTTGGTCGTTCGGCCCGTTTGACTCAGGAGTTTCAGGCGGCGGCGTTGCTGGATGACGCCTTCGCGGGTGCGCTGTTCACTGGCGTGAATGGCGAGGCGCTGATCTCCACATCCCATGCCCTGCTCAACTCGGCTGCGGTCGGATCGAATCGTCTGGCGACAGACATTCAGATCTCCGTGACGGGGATGCAGGCGATGTACGATCTCGCGGAGACGACCGTTGATGAGACGGGCGATCCGATCCCAATCATGCCCGACACCGTAGTGGTGGCCGTGGCGGATTCGTGGGTGGCCGCGCAGATCAACGACTCCACATTGGAGCCGTTCACCAGTGACAACCAGATCAACCAGATCACGGCTCGTAAGGGTCAGGTCAGGGCGATCGTGAGTCACTACAAGACGCAGAGCAACGATTGGTTCATGAGGGACACGTCCCTGCATGACGCCCATTTCCTGTTCCGCGTCAGGCCACAGTTCCGCGACACGTTTGATTTCGATACCGTCGCCGCGAAGTATTGGGCGAGGCAGCGGATCAACGTGTATTTCTTCGATTGGCGCGGTTGGCTCGGGACATCCCCGTAAGAGAGGGAGGTCATTATGAGTCTGTCGCATAGCCATCAGAGTCGATTCTACTTCGGTGGAATCGGGGCAGCAGCAGGAAACGTCGTAGCACTCGGCGTCCTTGCTACGGATCGTTTGCGTGCCGTCATCAACATGTCAGATGGCGTTGCGCTCACGGCGGAGTTCACAGTCTCGGCGGATGACCAGATCAACAACACTGGCGGAACCAGCACGGCTGCTGATTTCTTGCTGGTCGTCGTAGATCGACCGGATCCGCGTGGCTTTACTGGAGCCGAAAGGTTCTAAGGAGAATGGATGCGAGAGAGGGCGCTGGTAATCGCCGCGCTTCCTGAGGGCTTTTCCGGCCCTGAGGTTTCGCTTGAAGACGGTGAGAAGTGGGAGATCGTACCCGCCGAGGATTATCACGGCGCTGTCGAAATAGAAATCGACGGTGCGATCCTCCCGCTTCACGCCGACGCAGTTGAAGTGAGCGGCAAGAAGGCTCGCATACATGTGCGAGACTCGGCTGCATCGCTCGGGGTTGAGAGGATCACAGTGGACGCACGACAGGTGGCATAATGGCTGAGGGACTGACACTTCAGGAAATGCGTGACCTCGTTCGGCAGGGGCTTGGTGGCCTGACCGAGGAGGACATCAGCGATCCACAGGTGGATCAGTTCCTCAACATGAGCTACTGGTTCGTGGAGAGCCGCTTCCCCTTCGATGAGAAGCAGTTCCGCTCTGACTTCACGTTGGTGGCGGGACAGGGCGTGTACGACATCGACACCTTCATCAACATTCCGAATGACGTAGTGCTCGACGCCTTCCAGTCACTCGGCATGTTCGGAGATCCCGACTCAGACGATCAGTTCATGAGCTACCCGATGCAGCGCATGACAGAATCGTTCTACGATAAGATTCGGCTCACCCGAACAGACGCGCAGGAGCGGCCAGCATACTACCTGCGGCGAGACTCGGATCTGGTGTTCTTCCCGATCCCCGACAAAGCGTACACCTGTTCGGTTTTCATGTTGAAAACCCTCAAATCGCTGCTTTACCGGGTGGTCGATTCACCGAACCTGCCGCGAGAGTGGCATGAGATCGTGGTCGAGGGGGCCATTGAGCGCGGCCACTTCTACCAGCAGGACTACAACCTCCAGCAGCAGGCGGCGAACAGCACGACCGGGAAGATCCGATCGGCGGTGCCGAAAGAGAATCTGGCGGAGGAGGACTCGCACTACGCCGGGTTGGTGGTGCAGTGGAGTGATCCCGGCGAGCAAGTTGATGATGTGAACATCGCGCCTGACGATCCATTCATCCGGTCCAGCTTCGCATTCTGGCTACCGGGCACCCGAGGGAGACAGCGGTAATGGCTTACACGAATCCGTGGGACAACAGCCAGCCGGTCGGGACTGATCCCGCCGCCGACCTCGACACGTTCATCCGCAATCTGAAGGTGGACATCTCGGATCGGATGGACGACCTCGTTGGTGTCGGTATATGGGCAGACGATTTGGAAGACCCGAAACCGATCAAACCGGGATACGCCGACATCTTCGTGGATGTCAACGCCTCTCCTCCGACCATTCCAGACGTGCCGAATGACTATCCTGAGAAGGATGGCTACCTGTGGTACGCCAACGATGTGCGTGGCCTGTACGTCAGGGACTCAGCGGCATGGGTGCTTCAGAACGCTCGCCATGCGAATTACAACGCCGACGCCCCGGCAGGCACGCGGGTTTCGGTCGAGCGGGAATGCACGGTGATCTCGTTCCTCCTCAGCGGGACCACCACTGCCCTCGGTGGGATCGCTTACGATTTGCTGGAGATTGACGCTGCCTACGCTGGATGGATAATTCGTGCAGCGTCTGCGACGGTGGAGAATCTGGTGGTTGCCGCTCCGGTTACTGGTCCCATGTACTGCATAACCTCAACGTCGATCGGCACGATTGGTTCATTCCGTGTGGTGGACAATGGAGGAAATGTGGTCGCCACCACAGGCGTCATCATTCAGGTCATCGTCGTGGCGAGTAGCACCTGATGGCCAAGACGACTGTTGCCCCGATAGTACAGACCACGGATGCGGGTCGTGCCCTTCAGGGTGAGGACTTCGAGGCTCTGCCGATCAAGGACTTCTCCACCACTGATCTGACGAGTGGTATGCACACGCGCATGCCTCGGACCAAGCGGCCCGAAGGATCATCGCTGGAGATCATAAATGGCCGGGTCAGGCGAGGGTGGGTCGGCAGGCGAGGCGGGACAGCACCGTTTGGTACAAAGCCTGATTCTGATCCGGTCCTTCATATCACGACGGCGTTCGGGGAAGACGACCGGAATTGGCTGCTTCGGATCACGCAGAACGAGATCCACGGCATGCAGTCTTTCCCGTCATGGGAGCTTTTCGCCGGGACGGGCTTTCCGTTGGGTGCGCTTACTCGTATCGATTCAACTCAGTACGTGGGCAAAGTGTATCTTGCTTCCCTGCAAGAGAAGATTATTGCCGTCTCGTTCGGCTCGAAGGCATACGAGATCGTCACTGAAGCACCGAAGGCGAAGTTCTGTGTAGCATTCGCTGATCGGATCGTGGCGGCGAACGTGGATGATGTGATCGATGGGAGTGTAGGCACCCGAGTCGAATGGTCGGCCAACGGAGATCCCTTTGATTGGACCTCCGAATCTGCGGGGAAGGCCAACCTCGATTCCGCACCCGGCGATTCTGGTGACGAGATCACGGGGCTGCATGTGGTGGGCAACGTGCTGATCATCCTGAGGGAGCGGTCAGTGTGGAAGGCCACTCGCCAGCCCATCGCATCAGCCCCGTTCCGCTTTGAGCCTGTCGTCACTCAGCTTGGGTGTGACCTACCGTATGGCTCTCAATCTATACCGGGCGGCGTCATCTTCCCGTCACGGGGAAATCAGGGGATCTTCAGATGGCAGCTTGGCGGCACGATCGAATCCATCTCTTCACCGATCGGGACTGACTTCCTGCTCGACCTCGCTGAGACAGAGTGGGTGGACAGCACCTACGATCCCTTCGAGGATGAGTATCACTTCGGCATCGCCACCATCCCTGCCGAGATCGATGAGATGGGCTTGATCGACAAGGTGTGGGTGTTTGCTCAGACCACATCAGCATGGACATTCGACACCGGGCCGCAGATCTCAACACTTGCAACGGCGCAGGCTGTCGGTGATTCCGTGCTGATCGATGAGTTGATTGGTGACATAGACGATCAGGTAGCGGATGCCTCTGATGCCACGAAGCCGAACCCGCTCGGATGGATCGACAACTGGGCGGCTGACGATGTATTTCTGCCGACGATCTTCAAGGGGACATTTGACGGTGAGGTTCTTCAACAGACGATTCAGATTGCGGACGATTATGATCCATCCCTTCCTGTGGGCACTGGCCTTCAGTTTGAGTTTCTGTGGATGAGTCAGGATCTCGGTTCGTTCTCTAACAGGCGCACGCTGAAGCGGCTCATGACGCGCTCGCTGGCCGTGATCGGTGGGAAGGCCACCTTCGAGTTCGCCAACGAGGAGTTGGCATGGTCGAAGCAGAAGACGGCGAGCCTGAGGCATGGCGTGATCACGCACAGGTACGGTGCGCCTCGGATACAGCAGAGCGGCAACGATCTCTATTTCAGGGTTCGCACGACCGCACCCACATTTCGTATGTTTGAGCAGTGGTTCACGCTGCTCGAAAAGGGGAGGCAATTCCAGCTTGGGTGAGCCGTTCTATCCCGAACGGGACACGGATCGTCAGCTTGATACTTTGCTGAATCAGGGACTCACGCTTCAGGACAACATGCGTGGGGCCATGCTGATCGACATCGATCTGGTGTTTGGTGTGAACGTGATCCAGCACGGCCTCGGTTACGTCCCGATCGGGTTCAATGTGCTGTGGCAGGAGGTGCCGGGGAATCTGTGTGGTGGCGATCCCACTTCATGGACGGAGCAGGTGTTGTCGATCGATTCGGATGTCCCTTCGCAGAAAGTGAGGCTGTTCGTCGTATGATGAAAGACCCGCTAATGCGCGTGCTGTGTGAGGAGAAGGGCGAAGCCATCATCCGAGAGGTCAGGTTGGCTCGCCTCACTATAGAACGGCTGCGCGAATAT